ATCTTCGTCGCCCTGACCGACCGCAAGGTGCAGATCCTGGCGGACGCCGCGATCCACCAGAAATGCGGCGAGGCGGTGTGGAACCAGGCCGCACAGGCGATCGCCAAGGCGATGAGTCACGGCGCCGATCCGACCGGCGGCATCGTCGAGGCGATCGAGATCTGCGGCGCGGCCCTGCGCGAGCACTTCCCGGCCGGCGAACCGCACGCCCACGCCTACCCGGCCCGGCCGATCGAGGTCTGAGGCCAGTCAACTCTGAAGATGACCCGCTGGCGCGCTTGTGAGGGGACAGGACGTTCTGGAGTCCGGGACGGGCCGGGATTCTGTGGCACGGGATGGGATGAAAACCTCACGAAATAAGGGCTTAAGAAAAAATTGGCCGGGCGACGCGGTGCGATCGACTGTCTAAAGTGTGCCCCGTTTTACGCGACGACGGGACAGGTGCAACTGGAGTCGGAGGCGGCCAGGGTGGAACCGCCTGGAGGCTCAAAAGAGTTTCTCATCAAGTTCTTAGATGGCTCTATGGGGCCATTTGGAAGGGGCGGACGGTCCCAGTTCGCCATTCGGAACTGGGACCTTAGGTAGTCCCAGTTCGGTGGCGGGGTCCCGGTTCGCCAAGCGATTGACAGCTAATAAAAAAGTGGCGCGGGATAGCGCCGGCGCCGGAAGGTCAGACGCCGCGGAACTGGGACCCTATCGGATGGTGGATTCTACCTAACTGACTGGCCGGGCGCGGATGCTGTAATGCATCGATCCGGCGCTGACCTTGAAGTCGACGCCGGCGAGTTGGACGGAGGCCTTCGAGCCATCTGAAACCAGATTGGCGAGGGCGGTGGCCGTGGCTGTCCGCTGATTGGCGTCGGCCCGTGGCAATGTAGCAGCAACGAAGCGGACCGCCTCGCGATTTGCCGCGGCCAAGTCCTCTGGCGTGTCCTCGGAGACGCTTACAGCGGTCACCGCGCCGTCGTGGCCTATGTAGGCGCGCAGCTGTCCGTTCGTGAACCATATGGCGTGGTAATCACCGATGCCCGGTTCGTGCACGACGGGACTCCAGGCAAGTTGAAGCCCAGGGTAAGCCCCACGGAAGTTGACAAGGATTGCGGCCGGCGACGTCGCCCATCCAGCCCCGGTGGCAGCGGCAGGCGGACCGCTCCTGGCGCACGCGGCGACAGCGATGATGGCGATGGCCAAACAGACGGCGGTGGTCGAGCGCATGTGGATGATCCAATCGCGTCTTTAAATGGCGAGGAGCTTGATCGCGCCGACGACACGGCCCAGCGGGACAAGTTGCTCAAGCTGCTCGGCAGAGGGGACGATCGGTTCGATAGCGGGGTTTTGGGCCGACAAGACGAGACCGTTGGCAGTGACCTCCACGGTCCGGATGATGGGACGGCCGTCGAGCTGGAGAGCGTAAATCCGGCGGTCCTGAAGTTGGGCCTCCGGCGGTTTGCACACGATCATATCACCGCGCGGCGCCACGTCCGGCATCGCGTCGGTCGGCATCTCAGTCACCCAAGCGCCGACCCTAGTTTTGGCGCGGGCCATCAGCCAGTCCAGACGCACCGGCACCCGCTCCAAGACCGCGCCGTGTGAGGCGCCCTCAAAGCTGAAGAGATCATAGTGGGGTAGCCATATCCAGTCGTCCTCTTCGACAAACTCCGGGTTTGTCGTGCGTGGGCCATCGCCACGAATCAACCAACTGACGCGCACCCCAAGAACGTCCGCCAGCGTGAACGCGCGGTCGGCGCTCGGGACGGCGCCCTTCAGATAGGCGTCTAGCGTCTGAGGCGCGATGCCTACCGAGCGGGCGACCTCGGCGGCGGTGCGGGAGCCGATAGCCGCCTTGAGCCGATCAGAGAAACCTACGGAGTCGTAGGCAAGTCTGGGTGACGCGCCTTGACGGCCCGGTTTATCTGTGGGCTTATCCGGTTTACGGGATGATTTTCCGCCCGCCATCAGGGATGTCTCGCAACAATGCACTCTGAGCACATCAAAGCCGAGCTGAGGATTCGCTTCGGCAGTATGGCAAACTTTGAAGCGCGGCGCGGACTGCCGCCAGGCTCGGCGGGGGACGTGATTCGAGGGCGGCCGGTGCGGCGCACGGCCGAGGCTATCGCTGAAGCTCTAAGTCTTCCCCTCAACACGGTTTTCCCCGGTCGGTTTGCAGGCCGCGCTGACAATACGTCCGCCAATCCGGACGCGCATCATCTAAATCAAGGGGCGCAGTAGACCGTGGCGCGGGGGCCGTCGGTCGTCGGCGAGATCATCGCCGTGCCCGTCATCGACATCGACGTCGGCAAGCGGCTGCGGCCGGTCGATCCGGTCTGGGCGACGGCGCTTGGCCAGGTGATGGCCGCCGAGGGGCAGAAGACGCCGATCGAGGTGTGCCGGTTGCCCGGCAAGCGCGGCTACACCCTCGTCGCCGGGGCTCACCGGCTCGAAGGCGGCCGGCTACAGCACTGGGACACGATCGAGGCGCGCGTGGTCGGCGCCGACGCCCTGGAAAGACGGGCCAGAGAGGTCTCCGAGAACCTGTGGCGCAAGGGCCTCGGCCCGATCGACAGGGCCGCGTTCGTCGCCGAATTTTACGAGCTGCAACGCGCCCGCGCCGGCCTCTCGGCGAGCGACGACGGCCGCAAGGCATCGGCGGCGGCGGCGCGGGACGCCAGGAGTCTGAAACGCGACGCCGGCGACTGGAGTCTCACGATGAGACTCCAGTTCGGCTGGGCCGATGGCGTCGCCGAACAGGTCGGCCTTTCGCGCCAGACGATCTACCGCGACCTGGAGCTGCATCGCGGACTCCTCCCCGACGTCGTCGCCCTGCTGCGGCGCCACCCGCTCGGCGCCAAAGGCGGCCAATTGCGCGCTCGGGCCCGCATGTCGCCGGACGATCAGCGGGCCGCCGCCGCGATGATCGTCGCCGGCGACGCCAGGGGCGCGACCGACGCCCTGGCGAGCCTGCGGCAAAAGCCACGCCCATCGCCGGAGACCAAGGCCTGGTCGGCGTTCTTCGGCGGTTGGAGCCGGATGAGCGCGGCCATGCGCCGTGACGCCCTGCGCGAGCTTTCCCAGCGCGGCCTGCCGAAGGGCTGCCGCCTCACACTTGCCGAGGGCGAATAGATGAAAACCGGCCGGCCCGACTGGGATGCGATGATCAGCGCCGGCGGCATACCCGCCGATGAGCCGGTCTTCCTACTCCGTGCCCAGAACGACACCGCCGCCGAGACCGTGCGCGCCTGGGCCGAGCTGGAGCTGGCGGCCGGGACGCCGATCGCGGTGGTCGAGCAGGCGCTGCGCCAGGCTGACGCCATGGACCGCTGGCCGGTCAAGAAGGCGTTGACCGCCGACCATCTGACCGTCGCCAAGGCCAAGCAGCTCGCCTACGCCCACAGTCGGCGGGTGTGGGGCCGCGGCAAGCTGGTGCGCGAGAGCGTCGCCGCGGCGATGATGCTGGAGCTGATCCGCGCCATCGCCGAAGCGCCGAGCACGGCCTCGACCATGGACATCAAGGCGCTGGCGAACCGGCTCAGCGCTCAGCTGGCCTCCGGCCGGAATTGTGCGTGAATTCGCCCCCCCCCCGCACAGCGGCGCAGACCGCCCAGCTGCGTGCGTGGCTGGAATATGTCGCGCAGACGGCGATCGACATGCTCGACGCACTGGACGCGGCCGATGAGGACCGCGAGCCCGAGGAAGACGGCGAGGACATCGCCGCATGAGTAAGCGACGTCCCGCCTTCGACGCCGGCCAGCTCGCCTTCAGCTTCGAGCCGGCGTCGCCGCCCGCCCAGGAGGGCGGCCTTTTCGGCCTCGACCGCGCCGTCGGCTCGGCGATCAGCCAGATTCTGAAGGATGATCCGCGCTCGCGGTTCGAGGTCGCCGGCGCGATGAGCGCCATGCTCGGCGACGAGGTCTCCAAGGCGATGCTCGACGCCTATTCGGCCGAGGCCAAGGACGGCCACAACATTTCTGTCGCCAGGTTCCTGGCCCTGATCGCCCAGTCCGGCCGTTTCGACGTGCTGGACGCCCTCGTCCGCCGGATCGGCGCGCACGTGGTGGTCGGCGAGGAGAGCCTGACGGTCGAGCTGGGCCACATCGAGACCCAGATGGAGCGGCTGAAGGCCCGGCGCGGGGTGCTCAAGCGCATCGCCCCGGCCATCCAGCGCGCGTCGGCCGCGAAATGACCGGCTCGCAGGGCGAAAAGACCTGGTTCACGGCGGCCGACCTGGCCGCGCTCGCGCTGCCGGGCCTGCCCAAGGCCAAGCGCAAGGTGAACGAGCTGGCCGCCGACCGCGGCTGGGCGTTCAAGAGCGGCCCCGACGGCGCCGCGCTGGCTCGGCCGCGCGCCGGACGCGGCGGCGGCCTTGAATACCACGTCGCCCTGCTGCCGCCGGCCGCGACGGCCGAATTGACCAGGCGCGGGCTGCTGACCGCGCCACAGACGGCGCCGGCGAGCCTCGACAACGTCGTTCCGCTCCGCGCACCGGCCGTTCCGGCCCCGCGCGACGGCGCCTGGGCGTGGTTCGAGCGGCAGAGCGACGCGGTCAGGGACGAAGCGCGCCGCCGGCTGCGGGCGATCGACGCGGTCGCGGCCATCGAGCGGTCGGGCCAGAGCCGCACCGCCGCCGTCGCCCAGGTCGCCGCCGCCCATGCGGCGAGCCCGGCGACGATCTGGAACTGGCTCGGCCTCTGCGCCGGCCTTTCGGCCCTCGACCGGCTGCCAAGGCTCGCCCCACGCCGCACCGGCGGCGGCGCCGAGGCCGAGATCGACCCCGTCTGCTGGCAGATCTTCAAATCCGACTATCTGCGCCCGGAGCGGCCGACCTATTCGAGCTGCTGGCATCGGCTGAAAGCCCACGCCGACGCGCGGGGCCTCGTCATCCCCCACGTCAAGACCCTGCAGCGCAAGTTGGAGCGCGAGGTCGACGGCCGGGTCATTCTCAGCCTGCGCACCGGCGCCGACGCCCTGCGCCGCGCCCTGCCGCCTCAACGGCGCACCGTCGCCGACCTGCAGGCCCTGGAGCTGGTCAACATCGACGGCCACAAGTGGGACGTCTTCGTCCGCTGGCCAGACGGCCACATCGCCCGGCCGATCATGGTGGCGATCCAGGACGTCTACTCGCGGAAGTTCGTCGGCTGGCGGATCGGTCAGACCGAGTCCGTGGCGCTCACCCGCCTGGCCTTCGCCGATGTCTTCCGCAATTTCGGCATCCCGGCCGGGTGCCTGCTCGATAACGGCCGCGCGTTCGCCTCCAGGGCCATCACCGGCGGGGCCAAGACCCGCTTTCGCTTCAAGATCCGCGACGAAGACCCGGCGGGCCTGCTGACCTCGCTCGGCATCGAGATTCACTGGGCGCTCCCGTTCCGCGGCCAGTCAAAGCCGATCGAGCGCGGCTTTCGCGATCTCTGCGATCACGGCGCCAAGCATCCGGCGTTCGGCGGCGCCTACACCGGCAACAAGCCCGACGCCAAGCCGGAGAACTACGGCGACAAGGCGGTCGACCTCGCCCTTTTCGAAAGGGTCGCGGGTCAGGTGATGGCCGCCCACAACGCCCGGCTCGGCCGGCGCACCGAGACCGCTCGCGGCCAAAGCTTCGATCAGGTGTTCGCCACCTCCTATGCCACGGCGCCCATCCGCAAGGCGAGCCCGGAGCACCTGCGCATGGCGCTGCTGGCGCTCGACCAGGTCACCGCCGACCGGGCCAGCGGCGCGATCAGCCTCTACGAAAACCGCTACTGGACCGCCGAACTGGGCGCCCTGGCCGGCCAGAAGGTCACCGTCCGCTTCGATCCGGACGACCTCGCCGCCGATATCCACGTCTACGACGCGGCCGGCCGGTTCGTGGTCACGGCGCCGGCGATCGAGGCGACCGGCTTCCTCGACGTCGACAGCGCCAAGGCGCGCGCCAAACAGGAGGGCGCCTGGCGCAAGGCGGTGCGCAAGGCGGCCGAGCTGGAGGACCTGCTCTCCGCCGACCAGGTCGCCGCGCTGCTGCCCGACGACATGCCCGAAACGCCCGCGCCGGCCGCCTCCGTGATCCGCCCGGTACGTCCGCGCGGAACCGCCGCCGCCGCGATGCGCGCGCCGCTGATCGACCGTTTCAATTTCGAGGATCTGGCCCCGGCCATGGAGGCGAGAGCCCCCCTGCGCCTGGTCGAGTGAAGACGGCGGCTGGGCGCTTCCAACGCCCCGCCGCCGGTAACTGTAACCAACGGAAGGACGATACCATGAACGCCAACCTCGGCAAGACCGAGTTCACCCCGCAGGAAATCGACGATCTGCGCGACCGCCTGCGCGCCTACAAAGAGGCCCAGTCGCTCTCCTGGAGCGACCTTGGAAAGATCACGGGCGTGCCGACCGGCACGCTCAGCAGCTGGGTCCCCGGCAGCTACAACAACGGCCAGATTCACGGCAATCACGACATCCCGGCCCGGATCAGCCGGTTCTTCCTCTCCCTGGAGGAAAAGGCGGTGCTGGAGGCGGCGATGCCGTCGGAGCCCGACTTCCAGCTCACCACCTCGGCCAGGCGGATGATGACCTGCCTGGCCATGGCCCAGCTCGGCGACATGGCGCTGATCTCCACGCCGCCCGGCGTCGGCAAGACGGCCTCGATCAAGCAATACGCCGCCACGCGCGGCCAGGTGTTCGTGGTCACCGCCTCACCGTCGAACCGCGGCGTGCCGACGGTGCTGATCGCCATCCTGGCCTCCATGGGCGAGCGGGAGGCCAAGGGCACGCCGCAGGTGCTCTCCGCCCGCGTCCGCGCCAGAGTCCGCGACGCCGGCGCCCTGATCGTCATCGACGAGGCGCAGCACCTCTCGCCGCAGGCCCTCGACGAAATCCGCTCGATCCACGACGAGACCGAATGCGGCGTGGCCCTGGCCGGCGACGAGACGCTGCTGGCCAACCTCAAGCGCTACCCGCAGCTCTATTCGCGGCTCGGCATCCGCCACACCCAGCCCCGGCCGCTGGTGGAGGACATCACCGTCATCGCCCAGGCCTGGGGCGTCGAGCGCGGCGCGCCGCTCGGCTACCTGCACGAGATCGGCCGCAAGAGCGGCGGCATCCGCACCCTCACCAAGACCATGCGCCTGGCGGTCCGCGCCGCCAGGGCCGGCGGCGCGCCGCTCGACATCACCGACCTGCGCGACGCCTGGGCGCAGCGCTACGGCGACGCGGCCTGAAAGGAGGACGGACCATGGCAAGACTCAACATCATCGGCGGCATCCGCCGCGACGTCGCCGCCCTGCGCTACCTGCAGGCGGCCGACACCCTGACGCCGGAGCTTTTCCGCAAACTGCTGGCCGGCATCGAAGCCGGCGTCGACGTGGTCGAATGCTACCTCGACGGCGCCGTGATCGCCGACGCCGCGCCGTCCGCGCGCCGGGCGCCCCACGCCGGCCCGCGCCTCGTCTGGAGCGCGCCCGACTCCTCCGACGGCGGAGAAGCCGCATGACCCCCTCGCAAATCGGCCTCGCGATCATCGCGCTCGTCACCGCGATCGTGATCCTGCCGGCGCTGCGCCAGCGCATCATCGGTCCGCGCGTGGCCATATTGCTGGTCGGCGTCGCCCTGATCCTGACGTTGCTCTGCGGCGCCTTCCTGGGCGCGCGTCCATGACCGCCGGCCACGTCGCCTTCGCGGTTGGCGGCTGGGCGTGCGCCATCGTGCTTACGGTCGCCACGCGCAAGCGCGTCATCGACTTCGGCTCGGCCATGCCGGCCGTCGTCGTCGCCCTGATCATCGCGATCTGGAACACCGCCCTCGTGGCCGGCCTCGCATGACCGCGCTCGCCGTCAGACCCCCGCGCCGCGCGCCGTCACTGGCCGCGCCACACTGGCTCGCCCTCCGCCCTCAACCCCCCGTCCAGAAAGGACCCCGATGACCAAATCCAAGACCAAACTCGCGGCCGTCGCGGTGAAGGTGCCGCAGAGCCGCGCCGAGGCGGCCGAGGCGCTGCGCCTGATCGGCGAGCGCCACCGCCAGATCGGCCGGATCGAGGCCGACATGAACGACGAACTCGCCAAGGCGAAGGAGCGGGCCGAGGACGCCGCCGCGCCGCTGCGCGCCTCGGCCCAGGCGCTGATGGAGGGGCTCAAGGTGTGGTGCGAGGCCAATCGCTCCACCATCCTCGACGCCCGCACCAAGACCGCCGATCTCGGCACCGGCACCGTCTCCTGGCGGCGCCGACCGCCGTCGGTGAAGCTCACCGCGATCGAGGCCGTGATCGAGGCCTGCCGGCGCATGGGCTACGCCCGCTTCCTGCGCGACAAGACCGAGGTCAACAAGGAGGCGATGCTCGCCGAGCAGGACGTCGCGCGCCTTGTGCCCGGCGTTTCGATCAAGAGCGTCGGCGAGGAGTTCATCGCCGAGCCGTTCGAGGCCGAGCTGGCGGGCGCGGCGTGAGCGGCCTCGACCAACGGCAAGCCGAGACCGTGATCCTCGGCAGCTGTCTGCTCGACAGCTATGGCGACGCGCTCTCCGATCACGAGCGAGAGACGGTCGAAGAGGCGTCGCGCCGCTTCCGCAGGCACGGTGTCGACATGACGCTCACCGCCGAGGAGTGGCGCGTGATCGACGGGGCGGTCGGCGCGCTCGACGTCGCCCGCAAGGAAGCCGTGGCGGAGTTCGGCCGCCGCGCCGGGGAGCCGGCTTGAGATGGCCGCGCTGTCGGAGAAGGCCCTCAAGGGGCTGCGCGAGGTC